GGCTGAAGGTGATTCCCGCAGGGCACATCTTCCCCATTCCTTAAGGAAATTGGATCATGGCCTGCGACGAAGCGGGATTGTTATGTGGTAATCGATACTCTGAAAAGGTCTAGTAATGTTGAAAGCAGGCCACACAAGCTCATCTTTACTCGCAGCACGCACATACTGCAAATAGTAAGACACACAGTCTGGATGAGCTAGGTCAGACAACCACCAAAAATAAAATGGTTGAAACGACTCTAGACTATCAAAAAACTTTTCAGCTTCTATCTGAGCCTCCACTGGAACACCAAACTTCTTGTACATCAGCTCTCGCGTGTTATAAGGCACCTCTCGGTGCTGCTTTTGAACATGCAAGGCTCCGGAACCGAAATACGCAAAGGCATCGCGAAACACTTCCCTACGGAAAGGATCACGAGTCTTTGCAATTTCTTCACGGACATCAACTCCAGAAGTTAAGCGTAGAACAGCTTCAGCAAGGGACTGTAGCACGGGGCAGCCAGGGTACTGGTAGAGCAATGACAAGGCCTTCAACCTCAACATTGCATTCTTCTTACCACTTTTAGCACCTACAAACTTTGAATCTATCCACCCAAAGTTCGCCAACACCTTGACCGGATCTGTTATTACAACACGATCCTTAATATCAAAGATCATACCACAGAAACTAGCTTCACTCAGCTCCGTAGTATAGGAAATCTTAATCTCGAAACCCAATTTAGCAAAGAGTTCGGCACGCAACTCGCGCGTAGTTCTAAAGATTCCATCATCACCTTCATTGCACGGGACAATTAGCGCATCAGACTCATGAGCAATGAACTTGAGAATGATATTGTTAGTGAAACCATTGCCTAGAGACGTGCACATTTCACCAGACATTCGCGTAGCAATAAGAACGAGCATGAAAGTATGATAGTCAATTGTGTTTTCACCCAACTGACACTCAGCGGTCAATTCACGAAACCAATCAGCTTCGTTCAATTGTCCAGCAATCCAATCATACATTTCAAATTCAATAGCTTCTTGCACTTCTTGAATAAATGATGCTTCGAATCTAGAGAAATCCGTAATTCCATACATAGCTCCAACCGCAAATAAACGATCAAGAATATACTGCGGCCTATCGGCTACAGGAATCTTCTTGATAAAATCAGGCTGTGCAAACACAATTTTCTCAATAGCTCTATAAATAGGGCCAACAAGAACCTTGTATTTGTCATTCCTTGCATTTATGCAGCGGGCATGTTTGAACTGTGGGTACTGTTCTCTCTTTCCAAATCCTCCAAGCTTGGCTAGCTTCATGACCTTAATCAGATCAGCACGCATAGCCGAGTTCTTGGTGAACCGTACTCTATCGTAAGCTTCATCATACTCTTTCTTTCGCCACTCGGGCTGGTTAATGGCTTCTCGCCAGGTTTCATAAGACACATCATCTTCAGGTCCTAATTGTCTGAATTCACGACGCACATACTGTCGAACAAAAGCCCTTAACTTTTCTAACACAGCTCGCTCAGGGCTAGGTGTCTGAGCGGCCGCCCTCTTTTGAGCTCCGGCTTCCATAGTGGCTTTATCAGTTACGTCTGGATGGGGTTGAAGCACGCCTAAAGCATGCAAACGATGTCCTGCGAGCATTGGCGGCCGTCTCTCGACCGGCTTCACCAACCTCTCTTGATCAGGAGTATCAACAAGCCGAGCCTCCGGCTTAGGGGTGCCCAGCTTTTCCATCTTGACCTCACCGACTCTGTAACCGTAAGCAACTAGGAACTGAGGACCGGAGCCCAAGGAAAATTTTTCATCATTGAATGTCGTAAGCGCTCCTTCTGAACACGCAGAAGGGACAATTCCAATGTATTGGTCATTATCTCGGAACCTGACTCGAGTACTAAATATCGGTCTATATTGACAGAGTGGAGCGTAGCAGCATACAACTGCAATCTCTGTGAAATATCCTCAAACTTCAAATGAGGATTAATACCATTGAAGGTCATGATTTGGGCCATAACCTCCAAAGAAACTGTACGATGAACCAGCTTGTACAGCTTGTCGTTGGAATACAACTCAAGTCTTTGTCCTTGAGTCCAAGTCGTAGGGTAGGTTGCTTTCGCTTCCATACCCGGCTTCAGAACATAAATCCCAACTTCATAGAGCTTGGGATCAGGATGCTTCTTTATCCCTACGGAGATTGAATCCGCCCTCAAATCTTCGTCCGACTTCATAGGGCTCTCTTGCAGCGGTATAACTACGTACTTGTCATAGCGATGCTCAATTCTTGTCAAAGACAGAATCAAGAAACCAATCAGTGAAAATACGGCCACATGGAGCACATAAGCGAACAAAGACACATACCAAGGAACAATTGGTAGGGCAGACTGGAACTGTTGGGCTAGTCGCTCGGGAAGATTGAATGCCTTCTCTCGAGGAGAAATAGCAAGAAGTCCGAAATAAAAGAGCAAAATAAGCACGAACAAAGCGTACAACGCCTTATCGGATTGTCGTACTGCTTTAAAAGGTTCAGAATAGATTGTGAATCCGGAGAAGTCGATGTTTCTGGTTGGACGGAGATCCAAGCTAGGATCTCTAGGAGGAGCTCCATTACTGGGTCCTCCTCCAGCATCTCTAGGAACACCGTCCTCTTTGGACTTGACACAAATTTCAAATGAAACGTCGGATTTCGCTCGTTCTTTGGACATATCATCCTGCACGGCCTTGTGGACCAGCGCAATGTCTCTCCCGACTCTAGATCCCTTCCACTTAATGGAATTCTTGAATCTTCGAGGGAGTTGAGGATTATCCTCTTTACGGTCAGAAGCTGCAGGCTTGGCACTTGAGTTGCCATCCCTGGTATTATGAGTGCAGTCTTTTGCGATATGCCCTCTGACTCTGCAGGCATAACAGACACGATTATCTTTAGGGGCTGAGTGGTGTTCTCCGGCATTGTTGTTGTTGTTAGTTGTGACATTCATGGTGGACTAATAGTCCTAATGGGGGGAGAAATTTTTGGCTTTTGTGTTTTTATATTTTCGAAGAGCTTAGCTGAAACAGAAGCATCTCAGAGAGTTTTCAGTCGGTTCAAATGTCGTGTTAGGCGGGAACCCAGAGCAGTACTAATTAAAGTCCTGTTGTACACCCTTAGGCGTACCTCTTGCTAATTCCTACTACGCAGTTGTAGAGATCACAGGCATCAATAGGCACGATTAAAATCGTCAGACACATATTGATGATCGCGCAATCGCAACAACGTGCTTCACACGCATTACCTAGAATCGAAAGACTAGGCGGACACGCCGTGCAAACCTTTATGCAACTAACCAGCACCACCACAATGCCGGAAAGCTCTCCGCGATGGAGACGACCGAAAACTCAAAGACACACTCTCTGCTTACCTACCACCAGCAGCTAATCGGTGGGGCAAAGAGAGG